TATGGCTTGAAATTATTTCAGATTTTCTTTTAGCTTCCCTAATTTTATCTAGTTTTTCCCTATATAATTTATAGGACTTACAGTCACCGTGGCACCCAACGTGTCTTTCTGTACAATCTAAACAACTCCTATATGCAACCACCATAAATCACCTTCAATAATATTTTACATACTAAACTAAATCTTGACCTTCAATACCAGCTAAGTCTACTTGTGGAGCTAACTCCGGTTCTTCAACAGGTTCAGTTTCAACTGCACTTTCTGGTTCAGATTCAGGTGCATTATTTATATTAATTGTAGGACTACTGTGTGATGCAGAACCACCTCCACCTAAAGGTCTCATTGGTACATCTTCACCATCATCACTATCATCTATATCTTCACCCTCGTCTTCAATTTTATTTATACGTTCATTTAATATGTCAACTATATCTTGTTGATTTAAGTAAGAACCTAACCACTCTATAATCATATCTAATTTTGTTGTATCATCAATTGCTTCAATATTTTGTACAAGACTAAGCATATCATTAACATTTCTAATTTTATTTTGTAATAACTCATCACGTCTATTATCTTCCACTGTAATAATAGGTGTTAGTCTTATATCAAAATTATTTACAACTTTATCACCAAGTCCTTCACTTAATGCAAATATATTTACCAATGTTTTTATTGCTGAGCATAAAGCTACTTGTACTCTTTTGATACGTCTTGCATATGTAGTATTCATTTCTGTTAGTGAGCCACCATTAGATAGACCAGACCCATCCATATCAGCACCTAACAATGCTTTTGGTATCATTAAAGAACCATAAACTTTATTCTCACTATCATTAACATCGGCTAAATCACCTATATCAACATCTCCACCAATATTAACTGTACTTATAGCACCTTTACCGTTTTTAGTAGTTGTATAAATAATATTTTCTATTGGTTGAGCACCTGACCTACTTTGGATTGTACCAGCTTGTTTATTCATTATAAGTTGTTGTTCTATTTGTTGTTTAATTTCCATTAATTTACGTTTCTTTTGGCTCTCAGGTAAATCACCTAATTCAACTTGTATAACCCTAGTAATAGATGATTTAGTTACTCTCTCTAATAAAACACTTTCTTCTTTTAATTTTAATGTTTGATAAGCACCATATACATTTTCAAGTATAGATTGACCAGCTCTTACTGTAAATGATAAAGAACTACCACTAGATGACCCCTCAGTGTTACTTGCATCTATTCTACCTTGGTCATCCGTTTTCTCAACTTCTGTTTCTTTTATCAATCTAAATTTCTCTGGAAATCTATTTATATTTGGTGATAAACAAATATGTACAAACTTAGTTGGGCTAAGTATATTTATATTTGTTGTCATACCTGAATATAAATAAGTATTATTTTCAAATTTGTTATTAATATCATCACTGTGACTTCTAATAAATCCTGATGTTTTTCCTTTATATTGTAAATCATATATTTCTGCTGGGTTTGGTACTTTTTCAATATATCTTTCCAGCTTAGCTCCCTCTATTGGTACTTGAGTCCTTACACTTGGATTAACTTTTGTTGGCTCAACTAATAAAGTTGGTTTAGTACCTCTATAAGATGTATTATCAAATGTTTCAAGATACACATCGCCATACAAACATAAGCAATATGCCCAAGACCATAAATTTTCAGGGATATTCAAATCTTCTATTAATTTATTAACATATTTAGCGACATCTGTGTCTCCACTTTCTGCCCATATAAGTTTACCATCGTGGTTGTATTGTACAGCATCATTTGCGTACATTTCAACAGCAGCACCGATACGACCATCTGCAACCATCTCTTCAAAAGCAGCATATTTTTGATTTCTATCACCTTTTAAAGTTGTAATATCTAAAAGTTCAGATAAATCAATTCGCTTACCAGCATCTATAGCTTCATTTATTCTGTTTGTTAAACTGTTACGTTCATCTGTAAATGTAGTTCTATCTTCTGGTGTTAGTTTTGGTACAGCTCTTATTCTAAATATGCTTTCCCTTAAATTATCGAAAACTCCCATATACTATTTGCCTTCCTCTCTATTTTATTCAACTAATTTCTTTTTACTAGTTGGTTCATCTTCTTCTTCATCTAATCTCGTAAAAAACTCATAAATATATAATATGTTACGAGCAAGACCTGTAAGTAGATAAACTAATATTAGTAATAATACTGCTACTGCCATTTATATTACCTCCTCCTAGTCAATGTATAGTAAATGTAATAACTCACGTACTTCCTTACCACACTGCACTAATTGTATAACATCGTTATTCATAGCATAGCTTGTTAATGCATTATTAATTTCATCAATACCCATAGCTGTTGCAAATAACTGCCTCTCTTCTTCATTAGTAATCTTACTACAAGATATTAATACTTTTGTAACCAATGAGCTTAATGCTATCGCTAATTCTGATATTTCTAAATCTTTATTTCTAAGATTTCGATACAGCGGGTTTTTGTTTCTTGAGTTATATATAACATTATATGTATCATATATCTGTAAAAACTCACTATCATACTTGTTAATCAATCTAATAACATCAATAGGTATATTTTCATTTCTGACAACTTTTTGTACTTCTCTACCCACCTTTTCACCAGTTTTTTCTTCAATCTCATACAATTTCTGTATTATGTCTTTCTTAGTAATTTGCATTGTATATCTTACCTCCTACAAATTTATTAAAGCAGACAAAAATTCTCTACCTCTCTAATATTTTACTGATTTAAGACAAAAAAATAAGAGGTAGTTCATTTAAAACTACCTCTTATGTTATTTTATTGTTCATCTATAAATTTTATTATATCAGTTTTAAGTAAATTTAAAGCTGTACATATTAAAGTTTTAACTTCATTTTTACTAACACCATTCTCAATTAAATTTGATGTGGTATCAACTACAAGTGGAAAAATTGACTGTAATGGGTCAAGTATTCGTATACCATCTGAATAAAACGTATCAAGTGGTTGATGACTTCCATCCTCATAGTTTTCAAATGTGATAACATTACATTCTATATTATCTGGCTCTAAATTAAATGATGCTCTTACTGTATTATTAATGATATTTAATATTAATGGTACTAGATTACTTGTGAAATTATGCACTTCTTCAAATTTTTCAGCCTGTTCCTCATCATCTTCATCAATTTCTTCTGCAATATAATTATCATCATCTGTACCCATAAGATGACTTACACATTTAGATGTCAATGAAGATATAATAGCAATACAATCATCTACATCTAAATAATCTGGAAAATCATCAATATCAGATGTTACAGCTATTTGTTTAGTTTCTTCATTATCAGTTAATCTAACTAGATTAAATTTAACATCTTTTTCTTCCACATTAAACACTCCTAAATTTCAAATATTTCTTATACATCTTACCACTATATTTGAAATTTGTAAATAGATTTAACCAATAATTTCACCATTAATATCATCTACTTTATCTAGCATTGCCTGTGTAACACCTATTACATCCCAATCAGCCATTGTCACAATATCAGCAGATATTTTATCTACCTGAGATTTTACAGATGCATTTGTACTATCGGTTTTAGCATATTCCTTAATAGCACCAGTTAAATCTGTACAAAATCCAGCTATATCTGGGGCAACCTCACCAAATCTTCTCAGTAATAATTCCATTGCATTCCATAAATCTGTTTTATCTACATCTTCATATGGTTGATTTTCACTATCAATTGATATAATACTGATTGTCCAGTTAACTTCTAGTACAATATCTTCAGTTTTAGTAATATCATCAAATGTTATTCTAAATAAACAGTTATTACCTGTTAATCTACTAAATAAACCAGCTTCTCTTATAGTCATACCATTATACATTGTTTCAGGTACATAAGTATTTATTACTAATTGTACGTAGCTTTGAGTACTCCTGTTTATAATAACATTTCTTTCTGGTAGCTGTATTCTAGGACTGATTTCATTGAGTAATTTAGTATCATTTATATCAACAACAGATGTAACTCCAGTGTCACTATCATAGGCAGCTAAGTTTGTACCAAATGCTAAATATCTTGGTATCCAATCATAATAGGTTTTTTCAGGATTACTTCTATTAAATTGTCCATCTAAAAATTTAGCTATACCCATTAATTGTAATCTTAAACAACGGTTATGTCCTCTTCTATGTATAACTGTTTCACCTGTTTTCTTATTAATGCCTCTAATATCAACATTGACACCTACATTAAATACAGCATCTTGTGTCTTTAATTTACCCATTATTTAACCTCCTACCGAAATTAAGCTATATGATGAATTACATATTCTTCATCAAATGCTACTATATCTACATCAAATAATTTTTTCAATTTTTCCTTATCAATAATTGCAACCAATTTATGGTTATCATCATAATATGTATATCTCAATACATCTTTTAGTTTAATATTTTTGTCATAATTTTCACTCATATCACATACCTCCAATTATATATTAATCACTTCCATCCGGCATTTGTGCCGTTTTTACCCTATGTATCTCCTCTAAATTTGTCACCTCAGAGAATCCAACTTTATCTTCAACATCTACACTGTATCTTGTAATATCATATGGGAATGTTACAGGGTCGAAATAATCACTAATTTCTATACCATCAATAGTATTAATTATTTCAGCAGCTATAAGTTGTACACCACAACCAGCAGGTCTAACTACCTCGATTAGGTCACGTATCTTACTTAAATTTGATGGAAAATATATATAAATATATAATTTATGCTCACCTTTAACGTATCTAAATCTAAACATAGCTAGAGCTTCAACTTTATCTACATCTCCTAAAGCATTTACAGATAGAGCTGTTGCTAATGACATACCAACTTCCGACCCTCTTAATCTAATCATTTCAGGATAATGTTTAATAATAAGCCTATTGGTATCATAACTTTCTGCATAATCATATTTATAGCCAACATAACTAGCTAATAGTGGTAGTAATTCATTTGGGCAACTATCAAAATCTATAAGAGACACCCAATAATCTACATCAGTTTTATAATCATTAATTAATAAATCTAATACCTTACATAGTGCCTGCACATCTCTTGATTGTCTTAGTACCCAAGGTATATATTTCTTACTTTCAATAATACTCGTTGACATCATAACCCTCCTAATATTATTTTACTGAAAATAAAAATGGGTGGTTTTTCCACCCATTTACAACCAAATCGCAAAGCAGTTGAGAATTATAAATTCTCTGCGATGGTTTGCACACTAGCTTCAAGCTCAGCATATGTTGTATCATTTACTGGTTTACTAAACATTAATTCAATAAATTGGTCTAATGTTTGCTTAAATATTATTCCTTGTAAGTGTGTTCCCTTACTGTTGTAAGAGTTTGTATACATTTGTTTATACTCATCTTTGCTAATGTATTCTTGTATTTGCTTATAATAATCATAATAAAATTTTCTACTTAATTCTTCAATTGCATCCAATGTCTCAGTAGGTACTTCTTTTGCAAGTGCTACATTGTAATATATAAAACAACTAAATGCTGTTTCTAATGCACTAGGTGCTATGCTTTTTAAAGGCACACCTTCTCGTTGAGCTACATTATATGCATTATGTAAGTTATAGATATATCCCGGAGTACAGATGCCAAACTCATATTCATCTTTACCTCTACGAGTTATACTTGCTTCATTATAATGCCATTCATATGTTGCTGCTGATAAAATTTTTCCACCTTCAACACCCATATCATTTTGAGCAATTAGATTGCACATTGTATTAAATCCCACATCTTCATTGCTTCTTGTAGGTGTAAATCTAATATTATGTTGTTGTAAAAAACTTCTTCTATATATGTGACCAAATACCCAAACAAGATTTGCATTCATTGGTGCTTGTTCACAGTTTTTACCTATTTGTATAAAGGGACTTATAACAAATTTTGTTGATGTATCTTTTATTGGTCTTGATAATAAACTTAATGAACAAGCTTCATAAAAAGTATCATCAGCATCTATAAATGTTATAAAATCTTCTTTTGTATGGTCTATACCATATTGTCTAGCATATCCCGGACCTCTGTTGGTTTCATAACCAATCTCTTGTACATCAATTACCTTGCTAAATGTTTCAACAATATCTTTATAATTGTTCCCACCATCATTAACAATAGTAACTTTTAATTCATCTCTGTTTAATTGCATAGCAATACTACTCAAAGTTCTAATGATAGTATCTTGAGAGTTGTATGCTGGTATAATAACATCTATCATATAAATCTACCTCCACTAATATTTTACAATGTTTAATACTAAAAATACTATTTTAAAAATTTGTTAATAATCTTTATAATTAGTGTGTATATTTTTTGCCAAATAGTTGTATATGTATAGACATTATTATCATCAGTTGAAATTGCCCAAGCACTATCAATAGGATAATCAAATGGTAATATAGCCCTACCATTATCAGCCCAATCTAATCCCCAACTATTTTGTAATATATAACCTTTTTCATTCCATCCAACTAAAAGTACCATATGATAGCCATCACATTCACCATTTGGTTCGTTAATTACGAATGTGTTCTTATCATAAGCTAAATTATTGTAAACTGGGATAGAAATTGGTACAGTTATATCATTATACAAACAATTCATTATATCTTGTTTTGTATATATCCTAGCATATGACTGTATTTTATATTTTGATGCTAAGTCTTTTAATTCATCAAATTTACTATCTACAAGTTTTTTAATTTCAGGTAATTCCTTATTATGGTCAAATGATTCTTTAGGTACATCTCCAATTTTAAGTAATGTTTTTATTGCTTGTCTTGGAAACATACCTTGGTCTTGTGAATAACCAACAGGTCTATACCCATATATAAATCCTGTAGAAAATTGTATATTTTCATTTTTATGTACTTCTTCTAAAAATGATGCTAACGTATGAGCAACACAAGAATTTACAATACCTTGGTCTTTAACCGAAGGTATTGTAATCTCATATCTATTTGGATAAATAGTAGATTTTACAGATGATATAAACATTTTATAATCACGTTTATCTACTATCTCTTTTTTACAACCATAGTACATAATAATTCTCCTATAAATTTAATAATCTCTCAACTTCTCTGTAATGGTCTGTAAATGATTTTCTGACAATATCTTTATTTGCTTTTGTTTTATCCTCAAATTCAATTCCAATATAAGCTATAACTAATCCTTCTTCATTATGTATCCCATAACCGCACTTTGCTTCTACATTATGTACTAACATTAGTTCATACATTCCAATGTCAACATTTTTTATTTCATCTCTATCAAAAATACAACAATGTCCTGTATTATTTATATCGTTAATAAAATAACCCAGAGCACTTCTGAATTGGTCCTTACATTCACTCATAATAGATTTAACTCCAAGTTGTGTTTTTTCATTTGTCATTGACATTTTTAAAAATGCTTGTTGATTAATTCCTTTTCCTCCATTATGATATTGTACTAGACACGCTCTACTTGCGTTTGTTTCCAAAAGTACATCTTGTAATATTTTATCTACAGCATTACTTATATTTGTTAATTTATGACTTTCTTCTGTTGTAGGTACGTGATTTACAACGCCATTTATAACAGCATTTATTAATTTTTCTGATTGCTTTTCTTGAAATTCAACAAATCTTTTATTTTGTTCTGTGATACCTTCAACCATATTATCTATTTTTGTATTCAGGCTCTTAAAATTATCTACAAGTAGTTTATTTTTTTCATCATCTACCTTATGACTTCTTTTATGGTTCGCATAAAAAATTATAATCATCATTACAGCACAAAGACCTAATAAACCAACTTCTAAAAACGCTTTTAACACATTAGCAAATTCTATTTCCATTTAATATTCCCCCGTATTTGTATAATTATTTTCGAGTCGTTGTATTAACTTCTCACATCTATCTAACCTTTGATTGTATTGTGTACTAACTTCATCACATTTTCTTTTATAGTTATTTATATCTGATATAATACAACCACACGTAATTATAATTACTATCACACACACTACAAGTAATACTAAATTTTTATCTACATCCAATATAACTTGTTTAATCTTGTTTATTAAGAGATTTAACTTTTTCATACAAATCACCCCCAAATAATTTATAATCAAGCCTAGCTGATTACTATTATCGGGGCTACAAATTAGATAATCTAACTAGGTTGACGTACACTGTTGTTAATTTTGAAATTTGTTATACCTCTTTCAATAATATTTTACACAATTCATTTTAATAAGAGAGACAAATAATCTCTCTTACCCATTATCTATCATACCCTTAATTTCATTAGTCAATTCGACTGCTTCTTCAACTGTATCTTGTAATTCTTTAATATATCGTGCAGTTTCACTTGGGTCAGAATTTCCCAAGATTCTCTCTGTTGATGCGATAGCTTTTCTTATTTCTTCTGGGTCAGCCTTATTTTCAGTTAGTATCACACTCTTACATTTTAGTACAGATGTACTATCATTTGTACCTGTTGCTGTTTTTGTATTACCTCCCATAACCATACAAATATCGTAAGGTGCTGGAAAACTATCAATATCAAAATATCTATAATACGAATATTTAGGTACTTTAGCTGTTATTTGATTTGCTGTTATATTTAATTGATAGTCCATAAAACTTGCTTTATACCCAAATTCATCTAATCTATCTATACCACTTATACTTGGATTAGTTAATAGTGCTTTCATAAACCAAGCTAAAAACTCTCCCTGTAAAGATATTACTTTATTATCATAAAATATTGCCAAATCTCTATTATAAGAATAGAAACAATTTGTTAATCTATCATCACTTTCCGTATCTGGTATTACAGTAGCCACTAGTGTATCTTTATTTATTCTACAAACATTATATTTAGTATCAGACGAATTTATTTTATGTGATAAATAAATATTGGTATCATCAAGTCCAAAATAAGAATAGTTACCTATATTAGAACCATATAAACTAATTTCATTACCTGTGGCTAAATTTCTTAATACTGAACCCTTATTATCTGTAGTATAGCATAATATACTATCCAAATTCTTAAACGTTGATGACCACAAACAATTGATATTTTTCATATCTTCTGAGCTTGTATATAATGATGTTAAAGTTCCTGATGGCGTTAATTTACAAATACGTTTTATTGATGATGCTGTAATACCCCTATTAGCTGATTTATATGCCAAGTAATAACAATCTTGAGCATTATCATATGATGTATAAGCAACACTTTTATACTCATAATCAGCATCATAGGTTATATTATAATATTGGGTACTTCTTACACCAGTACCTGCTTTTATTGTTGTTAGACCAATATATGCACCACCTGTACTTAACCAACCATCCATATCTGTTAATAACACTAAACAATCAGATTTAACTGAATAAGCATATGTCAATAAATTACCAAATCCATTATTTGTAAATACCCAACTATCATTATTTTGAAATGTTTTATATATCGATAAGTCTGCTAAATTTACTATAAATCCATATAAAGCTGTCATTTGGTATGGCACTGTTTGATATTGGTCTGAAGAAGCATTATGTACTTGAGTTGTATTATAATTAAACCCTATATATAATCTATATGCAGTTTCGCCTATAAAAAATGCATAGTTAAATTTTCTAGTTGTGTTCAGATAATTTTGTATAAGTGTGCTGTATGAACTTGTATCTGAATTTACATCTACAATATCAGCAATCTGAACTATACAATCATCTTCATCAAAAGTAGCTTCAAATGCATCATCTATAGGTAACTTTTCTCTTTGTACAAATGTCATAGCTTTTACTGGTGAACCACTTTGTATGATACTTTGTGTACCTATATCAGCTATATTAGGTAAATATTTATTTATATATTCACTAGTTTTAATATTTGATATATATGTACCATCACCTGTAATTGCACCATTTGAACCATATGCTGTATAACCTGTTAATATTTGATTTGTAGCATTGACTGTAAATTGGTTGTTAACACTTATAAATGTACCATTTTTACAACAATATAATCCAGTAAAAATACCACTTTCTATTTCCATAAAAGCATCTATGTAATGATTATACGAATAGAAGGCTGGAATAAATATTATTGTACCCATATCAACCGGATTTTGTACAGCTGTTTCACGTACATAATTGATACCATCTTCAGATGTATACAATATATTTATATCACTATCATACATAGTTATAGTTACTGAGGTTGGTGCTAACCTAATAACACCTATAACATTTAAACCAGATGCATCCCAAATATTAACATTTCTGGTTACAGTCATCTCAGTATCTACGACAGCTTCATCTGGAAAAACAACATATCTAGTGGGAACACCTAACAAAGAGCTTGTCATAGATTTATATACAACTGCTAACGTTCCTTCTTTAGGATTTTCATAAGCATTCATTTCAGCTACTGTTTCAAATAACAAAACTTTACCGCTACCGAGAGTACTTATTAAATTGGCGTATTGTCTAAATGTCATATCCGGTGTTACCTCCGCACCCACTTGTGTCAATGCTTCGGCAATAAGGGCTTTGGTATTACCTAAATAATCTAACTTATCATTAAGTTGTTTTTCACGTTGTTCAGACATTTTTACCCCCTAAAATATTTAATTATTCTCCATTTATGTTTGCTAATCTTGCTGAAATATCATTTGTTGCATCTTCTAATGCTGATACTCTATTAACAAGATTAGATATATCAGCTGTAACATTAACCATACTATTATTGATGTTACTTACATTTCCGTTAATCATAACGATACTATTATTAATACCGCTAACATCACCGTGTAAACCACCAACATCACTTTGTAAATTAGTAACATTAGCTGATGTCATATTTAAACTATTATTAATACTTTGTACTAAAGCATCAGATGCTATATCAGTAACATTTGTTGTTGATGCTTGTATAATACCATTATTATCAACTGTCAAAACCCTATTAGCTGGAATATTAGTTAGTTTAATATTTTTATAAAAATTTGCCATTCCATTTACCCCCTATTAATACATTGTTTTTACATCAGTTACTTCTAATGAAGAACTATCAAATGTAAACTCTTCGGTATTTAAGTTTCTATATGTAACAATATTTGCTTCATTTTTAGTATAATCTACCAGTATATCTTGTGTTACAGTATCACCAGATACCAACTCTATATCTACTTCACCATTTATATAATTTATTTTACCTCTATGTTGTAACACATTTTTTTCATTGTAAATTTCGCCGTTGTTATTATCTTTAAGTACATACTCATCGCCATTAATTCTAATTGCAAGAGAACCGAGGTAGTATTGGTGCATTTTCTAATTTAAATGTATAATGTCTGTTTAATGACTTATCAGAATTATTTAACTGTGGTACAGTTTGTGTGTACTTACCAGTTATTTTTTCTTTTGGTATTGTTTTACCTTCTTCATCCTCATATTTAATTGGTTCTAAATCTACCATAAGAATTCTATTATCTACTGCAAGTATGTTTGTAATAATTTCTCTATAATTTGGTAATTCATTAAAATTCATCTTTTCTACTGAGTAATTATATCTTAATGTTCTGTTTATACTAACAATTATATTTTGTAAATCATCACGAGATAGTGGTTGCTTTGTAACGAATTTACCTTGTAACGACCAGAAATATTTACCAATTGCGTGTAACTCAACTTGTATATCTATTGGTAACACTTTATATTCTTGTAAATCAGATATAATCATTGTAGTATATGCATCATCAAATTCTGGGTCCATACTATCATAATCTTCAGTTCTTAATATATATAATTTAACAGTAAACCCATCTAATAACTCCGTAGTTGATGCTGTAATTGTACCTATACCACCTGATTCGGATAAGTTATTACATATATATGAACCATCTATCTGTTGTACTGGGTGACTATCTAAAAACGCCCTTAAACACGCTAAATCTGCACCATCTACTACACCATCTTGGTTACCATCTGCTAACTTCATTTGATAGCTTGTTAGTGGGTGAGCATAAGGGTCATTGATGTAATCAGCTAAAATTGAATAATCATCTTCGTCTATTAAGTTATCTTGATTTAAATCTCCTAAATAGAATGTCTTTTTAACTCCGGGGTCATTTGTTAAATCAGTTGCTCTTACATTTGCCACACCTACTTCACGCATTGTAGCCCTTTCAAAATCAGCAAGTGTAATTAGGGTATCTAATGTATTTATATAATATGCACTATTTTTCCTTGCTTCATCTGGAGTTTCTGGATTGAAACCTAATGTACTTGCATATTGCTCATTTATATGTAAAAATGTGTTAACATTATATACAGATGCGGTTTTACCTGTACCACTTCTACTCCAAATGTTACCTGTCACTCTTGTTAATGTATTTGAATATACTTGACCAGCTTCACCAGCACTTCTAATATAAAATAATTTAAATTTATGTACCTTAAAATTATTCCAGTAATCAACTAATTCAATATATGGTCTATCATTAACATCCACACCAAATTCAAAAAATCTACCTACAGCTGTTGTATCATAAATATTATTCCTTAACTCCCACTCTTCACCAGTATCATCTACTAAAATTAAATGGTCTTGGTCAACAGCAGTATATGCTAGATATATTTTATTACCAATAACATCATCTACTGTATAGTTATAACCATATATAGAATGCCATTGTTTACCTGCTTCTGGGTATGGATTATTTGTAACTCTATTTGGTGTAACAGGTACACCTTGTACTAAATCTATAAGAGTTTCAAATCCATTATTTTGTGTATTTGATACTAACTCATATTGTTTAAATGTACAATAGGTTATACTCTCATCAGATGTAGTAAATGTACAAAATCTCGGTATTGTTGCTGAATTAGTATAAGTGTTAACAACATTAGCTTGAGCTACTGCTGACCTATACCATCTCATCTTATATCCAATTAATTTAAAAATAGTTGAAGCATTTTTTCTCTCAGTAACAGAGCTTGGATATACCTCTAATGTTTGCATATCTAAGTTATAAAAAAGCATATCACCTAACATTGCCATTAATTTTACAAGTACCATACCAACATCATTAACATCTGTAGTATTCCATTTTTGTGTAATACCTTGTATTGAGTTAATCAAATCATCTAAGATGTTTATGTAATCTTTATCTGTGTATGATATTCTTAATGCTGAATATTCACTCTGTCTTATGTTATTAATTGCATCACTCATATTTCATCTACCTTCCTCAGTAATATCTTTATAAAAATAAAATATTATTGATTAACATACTCAATAATATTTTACTAAACTTTAATAAGGGTTATCTTCTGGTTTTATATCTAAATTATATTCATTTACCTCTCCAGTTTCTTTTATTACGTATGTTATATAAATATGTAAAACTTGTATATCATTAACTATTGTTACATCACTTGCAGTCATAATAATTCTAGGCTCATATTTAGCTACAGCATTTACTATGTCTTCTATAATCATTTGATTTATTATGACACCATTATATTGAAATACCCTATCTATTAAATTGCATCCCCACTCAGGGTCACCTAGTAATTCTCCGAGGTCTAGTTCTTAATAATATACCTAAACATTCATTTATAGATTTTGTATTAGATGACATTTCTATTTTCTTTGTTTCCCTATTTATAAACTGAGGAAAACTAAACGTGGTTTGTCTCATATATTATACCTCCTACTATGAACCAATGTATTTTCCATAATATCTATCATTTCCTTCATAACCAATGTATGGAAATGGATTAACAGCATTTGCCATTAAATTCTTACCAACTCTTATTTCAAAATGTAAGTGTGGTCCTGATGAGTTACCTGTATTACCACTAAAACCAATTAAATCTCCCTTTTTAACTCTTCTACCTGATTTACCGTTAAAACTCTTTAAATGACAATATTTTATATAATTACCATCATCAGCGTGCAAGTAAATATAATTACCAGAACCATACCCACCATCTGAACCAGAATTTACATTACCTGACTTTTGAGTATCAAATGTAACTGTACCATCAGTACAAGCATATAATTTAGTGCCTCTAGGCATACCAAAATCTACACCAGAGTGCATTGTATAAATCTTTTTATGATAACCACCATATTCTTGCCCAGCAAATTCTGGTTTATTTCTATCAGCATATCTACCAAATGTAGCAGTTACCGTAAACTTACCTTGGAATGGTAATGAATATTGACCTTTACCGCAAACAACATTAGAATTTGTAAATGTATCACCCGTTAAATCAGTTAATGTTGTTGCAAATTTACCACTATCATATAAAGATTTTATGTAATCATATGTCGCATCACGTCTTGATTTATATGTATAATAAGTTGCGAAAGATTTAATTTTATTATCTATTAAATAATCTAATTGTTGCATTATATTTAAACTTGTATTATTTGATGCTGTAACAGCTGTTGTAATTGTATCTGGTAAACCAGTACCATATTGATTCATTAAATCAGCTAAATATATTAATATAGCTGGATTTGTAATACCTCTTTCTTTTAACATATCTACTGTATTTGCTGTATCTTTTATTGCTAATGATTTCTGTATTTCTTTTGATTTAGAGTAACCTAGTATTGTTTTAATAGCATTATACGTTTGACCACCTTCACTCGGATTATAACCATTACCAAAACCAGCACTATATCTATCAGGTGTGTCATTTGACATTGCTGATTTTAATGATGATTTTAGATTATCAAACAATGGAAAATTACTTTCCCAATTTTCACCACAACCTTTAGCACACTCATATAAAGTTTTAAACGCTCTACCACCATTCCACTGAATTAAACCTATTGCCCAGCAACCTTGTTTAACCCACTTTCTTTGTGTTCTACTATACTCTCCACCATCGTGTAGAGTTATCTTAGTATAATATGAATCTGGGATACTATTATTTATCCAAGCATTTAAATCTAATCCAATCTCATTTTTCATAATTATAGGCATTATATAATCCATTAGTTCTGATGTATTTAAATTTGATGCATCAAAAGCACTAATATTACTAGTATTATTTAATTTTCCTAAAATTACATATTTACTACTGTCATTATCTATATAACTTCCATATACAGTATCACCAATATTTAAACCTGAAACAAGTGTTGTTGCCCAAGGGTATGCAATAAAATCTTTATTAGAAGATTTATTTGTATCAACCATATATTCTGTATATGTACTAGCATATTCATATTGAATTGATGGTATATAAATTTGTATACGTCCTTGACTTTCGGGGTCATCTGTAACGGATGTATTAACTACTATTGCAGAATATATACTACTATTAAACGCTATTTTATTATTTACTAACAATTATACTGCACCTCCTGAACACTAATCATTATCTGAAACCTCCATTAAATTCTTCACCGATTGTCACCGACCTCCGAAAGAACCGGTACCACCGCCACCGCTAGAGAAAATATTTCTAGTTCTATCAGCAATATTGGTTAAAGTATTTTTAACATCATCTTTATATATTTCAACTAAATCACCTAATTTCTGTAATTTACTATAATTTAGTTCTTTAACACCATCTATACTTCTTAACCTAAATAATTTTAAACTAGACGTAAATACTCCGCTAGTAGATATTTTATCAGATGCACCTGTTATAGCATAAATACCACTAGTTCTACTTTCAGTCTCTAATATACGAGGTAATACCTGTATTTCAGCAGTTAAAGGTGGGTCTGCTGGAATACCTACTAATTCAATTTCTGCATTATACATTTCTCTAAATGTATCTTCCATATCAAAAGCTACTTTGGTATATTTAGTACGATACTCCTTTCTTACTTCCTCACTAATTGATGCATCTAAAGATAAATCTTTTAATCGTGTTAAACGCTTAACCAGTGATTTTCTTATTAAATAAGTATACAAATCTACCTCTGGATTCCAGCCAACAACAATACTTTTTATTATATCTCCATTATTATCTCTACTTCCCCAAGTAAATGCATAATTTATACTTATAGTGTTTTCATCAGATTTTTCTGTCACCTCTTCTCCAGCATCATTTTTTGTACTTTTTGGTTTTAAATGAGCTATATGTATAGTTTTAGCACCTGCTACATCAGTAATGCTTAATACCCATCTTGGTTGTAAATTTACACTTTTCTCATCTAAATTATCATATAAACCACTATCTATCTCAGATTGAGTTCTATGTTCTAAATTAAGTAACTGTTTACAATATACAATTGGAGACATTGTATCAGATGTAACTTCTTGATACGATATTGTAGGTGAGTCATCTAGTAATGTTTGTGGTATATCTATCATATATTTAAAATCATTATCAACTACTTCAATACCACTATCATTAGCTATAAAACTTGGTTTATTTTCAGGGTCACCGTAATATGTATATAATGTTTCTCCAACAACTTGTAGTAATTTTTTATTTTCAAATGCAGGAAATGTAGCTGTATAGTCACAGTCTGCAGCTATTGTTGAAACACCAGTAAATGTATAAGTTACAATACCACTATCAAATCTAACATCTGTACTTGCTGATGTTAAAAAGAATTCATATAATGGTGATACCAAATTACTATCTGAAGTACTATTATAACCATATTGTATTTTACCTCTACAGGCAGTAGATGAACTATCAAAATCCTCAGCCATAGCATTAGCAATAAAAGTTTCTAGTTTATCAATTTGGTCAGTTGTTTCCTGACCGTAATTAAATGGGTCATATTGTATAACAAGTGTAAACTGATTTGCAATTCCTGACCCATTCTTTTCTACATCTAAATTGGCTATTAAATTTTGTTTTTTATCTGTTGATGCAGAATTAAATGTTAAGGCATTGTCCTTTGTACCTATTTGAAAATATATCCAAACACTATACGTAAACCCATCACTCTCTATCATTTTAGTAACACTATTTAACATATTTTCATATTTTTGAGCTAATACATTATTATTCATATCACTTAAACTATATGTTGTACTTGTATTTGGGCTTCTAACTACTATCTTTTCATTAGCCACTTAAAACACCTCCTGCTAAGTATAGAGATTGTTTTACAGGTATTCTAAGTGTCATACCCAATGGTACATCGAAAGGGTCAATTATATTATTAGCCATTGCAATTACCCACCAAAATCTAGGTGTACCATAAAATCTAGCAGAAATTATATCCAATCTACCAATTTCAACATTAGTCACTGTAAAATAAGAATCTTCTGGAGAAATTCTTATATACTGTTTATCCCAACTTTCGTGATGTAATTTTTTTGTAATATTGTCTCTAATTGTTCTTTGATTTCTATATCTACTAGCATTTGAATATATGACTTTTGGTTCATATGTAATTGTAGAATATATCTCACGTATACCAGCCAAATAATCTGGTGATAAGTTTTTATCAAAATCTGTAGAAAATTGTGCTTTTTTAGACATTTATATACCTCCATATTTATGTATCTGTTACTTGTCCTCCCGGTGTGCCACTAGCAATAGTTCTTGCATTACTTCTATCCATTGTTTCTCTTCGAGCCATTACATT